CTGTCTAGTGCCGTGGGTTGAGCCGATGCGTTTCTGGGCTTGCTCAATTTGTCCGAGAGGGAACAAGGTATCGACCGCGTTCTTAGGGAACTCTCCAAATATCTTAGCAACAAAGAGCGGTCGGTCTTCTCCCCAATCCTCATACTTCTCAGCAACCCATTGCGGGTTTATCAATTCAGGGAAAGGCATCTCCTTACCCTTTATCTTTTCTTGCCACTCACCATCCCGTATATCCTGCATTGTAATATCAAATGCGGTAAAGTTAGGAGTCTGGAACGCTGATATAGTGAACTTATTAAACTTAGCCTGCTCATGGCTATGATAGAAGTAACCGGTTAGAGAGTCAGGGTTAGATATTAAGAGCGTATGCGGGTTACCAGAGGATAACAGAGTAGATAGGGAATCGAATACCGGGGTAGCGATACCAGATGCTTCATCGGCAACCAGTAAGAAGTTAGGACTATGAAAGCCTTGAAAGTTAATCTCTTCATCAGAGGAGAATCCTAGAGCGAAATGGTCTGAGGCTATCTTTAGCTCCTTGTTCAAGCAACGCCATACCCAAGGGTAGGCTGGGGATGCTTTGTTAAACTGGGTATTGATCTCGGCCCATAGTAACTTTTCTACCTGGAGACCCGTTGTTGCCGTTGTAATTGCTTTAGAGGGTACAAAGGCCTCCATAAACAGTAATACCACAGTAGCAGCGAGGAAGGTCTTACCAGATGTATGGCAGCTCTTAACGGTTGTATACCGGTTCTTAAATACAGATTCGACAATTTCCCGCTGTATCTGCCAATACTTATACGGGAACTTGATTTCAGCATAATCTACCGGTGTATACCGGGCAGCTTTACGCCTTGCTATCTCTCTTATTAGTTTCTCAATCTTCTGTTGATTTTGTCGCTCGCCTAAGCTCTGAGACATCTATATCTAATTCCTTTTCTAAGATGTTCAATATCTCCTCATCCGTTGATTCCGCTATCTTCTGATCTTGAATCGCAATGTTTTGATCTATCTTGAAGTTACGGGTATCCTTCCAATCATCAGGGTACCGGTTTTGGAGCCAGTACATGATAGAAAGCTTATCCCCGTCAAGAGCCAACCTATGAAGTCGGGCCTCAATTAACACTCTGGCCTCAGCCTCAGCAAATTCCACATTTGCTTTGAACTCCGGCACATCTTCGAGCCAAGTATAAAAGGTACGCCTGGCAATACCAGCGGCCTTCATCGTTCCGGTGCGGGTACAGCCCTCAGCTAAGGCAGTAAAGATAATGCCCTTTACGTCTTCTGTCAACCCTGGATGTGTACCTTTAACGCTCATAGTGGCCTTAGTATAGCATCTTTGCCCTTGCTTGTATACAGTAGACCTTACAGCAGCCTTACTATTACATACGTAGTAGGGATTCCTCAAAAGTACTATAAATTTGTTTGTACCGCTTCGCACAACAACAGCAAACGTAGAGATTTTTAGAAAGGGGGGAGGGGTAGGGTCAGCGGCGCTTCAACAATCTATAAACCTTTTGCAACAGTGAACGATTTAATGGATTCCTTACTTTTCTAATTTTCTTAATGAAGTCAACGTAGATTACCTTTGCCATTTAGATAATCCCTCACTCTTTCCAAACAGGATACGATACTGTACCACAAAGACTTAAGGCAAGCATAAGTAATTAGCAATAATACGGAGGATAGGCATAAGCATAACGATGTTATCAATACCATATAAGATACCTCAACCATCACATTCACTCTTATCCTTTCGATTCATCAAGTAATCCTCTAATGTTCCTGATTCCTCCAGCTTCTCCCTCTGTTCCCGTGTCAACTGTACCACCTCTACCTCTACCTCCCCCTCCATACCCAGGTACTCAAGGAGGTCTTGAACAGCGTAAGCTATCAGCCCTGTACTGTAGTCATCGAGGTACTTACTGAACGTGGCTAAGTCCTGCTCATTGACGCATACCATAGCATATGCAGCCATCATCTTGACCTTGGCCTCTTCCGGCGTATCCATGCCTAGCTCCTCCCTATTTATAAAGCGGTCTCTTGTGTGCGATTCGTATGATTAAACAGAGTGATTATACCATAAGCAAACGGTATGCTACAACCTAGTGGTGCTTACGTCTGTACCTACCATCCAGTACAGCGATGGTACCCAACGTAACAGCTCCACCAAGGGCTATTCCACTAGCGAATAACGTGTAGGGAGTACGGGTATAGTAGTACATGGCACCCCACATTAGGGATAGGGTACCATTAACTACCAGCGAATAAATCATGTAGCAATCACCACCTCAATGTACATAGGGGGTCATTCAACAAGCTCATAGTTACAACACTTGAACCAACCATGTGGTGCTAACTCAAGCCTTATGTCCTCAAGCGTACAATGATGGGTAGCTTCATCATACAAGTGAGCTATGCTATCGTCTACAGTCCAGCCACTATTAAAGCGACAAGGACTCCAAGGATTGTACTCACACTTAATCACTTGTCACTCCGTACTCTGCTACTAAAGAACCCTATCAGTATGAACAGGGCTAGACCATGCAACCACGTAACGGTAGCTGTTATACCGAACAGTGGTAACAACGTACTAAGTACCCACGTTAATACCAGTACACCAAGAACTATGAACGCAGCTAAGACAATACCGGCAAGCACAAACGCACCAACAATAGTAACCATTACCTACTCCACCTTCCCATTAGATAACCAACAACATAAGCTGTAGTACCATAGAACGCAATTGCTAACGGCATAAACCAATCACTCAATACCATCACATACCATCCCCACATCTATCAGGGGTAGTCTCTTCCTCTAACCTCTTACGTTCCTTGTTTCGCTTAATAGCCTTAGCAGTCAACGTATGCTTATTGTCCATAACATGCACATCTATCCGATAACAAGCATTACTACCATTACGCTCTGCTATGTACAATCTCCCTTTAGTATCAGTGAGTCCATTCTGTAGGCAATTAAAGTAATTACTTTCACCCCAAAGCTCAGGCGTTGGTGCGGTCTCATGGTAATCCCTTGATACTCGATGTACTCTCTTTATCACAGTACCCAGCCATATAAGAAAAAGCATAGCTAAGACACCTACGGTTAAAGCTCCTACCAACATAAAAAGACCATACGCTAAATTTATCATTTACCCCATCCTCCATTCATTGCTACCAAGGCTAGTTGCCTAGCCAAAAAGGTAAAAGCACAAATAAGCTCATTACTAACAAAGTCATGTGAAGCTAAAGCACATTCTTCAAAGCAAAACTCGTCTTCTCTGAATGGGCATATCTTCTTACTATCTGTCACTCTTTACCACCTCCATAAGTTACGGCTAACATGGTAATCAAACCAACACCAACCACAATACCAAGAAACAAGCCTATTCCTAAACTAATAGCGTCAAGTTGCATTACTAACTACCTCCTTATTCTCTTCGATTGCTATATCTTCCCATATCGCGCTACCTATCATAACTTGATCTATAACAGGCCGACGACCACAAGCGCAACACTCAACGCTAAACAGTCCCTTACATGGTGTATCTCCCATCCAGCGGTGATTCTTCATCTGGTAACAACGGCTACAAAAGAACAGATGTATATAATTCTTCACAACAAGTCTGCTCCTTTCTTAAACTCCTCTTTTGGTTTAGCAGGAGTTGTACAATCAACGCATACCTCTACCTTCAATACAGGCGTAGGTTGACCATCTTCTTCGTACACACTAACGGTTCCTAACCTAGTAGGCTTATGCTCCCTACAGATAACACATATTCCTGTTAATAGCATATCAACCCTCCAAATCCCAGTGGCAAACGTCCACTATTGCATCCGCAATCTCTTCCTCTACATTAAAAGTTCTAATGATATGCCTACACTCACGGTAATGATCTTCTAAGGCTCTGGTCTCCTCTCTACTATCCCAACGCATCCCGAACTCTACACGCTTAATGGCAAGCCTACGGCTTTCCTCCATTTGCGATAACTTCATCTGCTCAGTAGTACTTCTAGGTAAGCTCATTCGTTTCTAACCTCTCTCTGATTTCTTCTATCACAACATTATGCTCCATACAGACAAGACACCGATTATCAAAACAGCGTTCCTTATGTTCAAGTAACCATTCCAATAACTCGTCTATACCAACCTGTTTGTAATAAGCAACCTGCTCAACTCTCTCCTTATCAAACTCTTCTCCATTCAAGTGGTTTTCGCCTCTCTATCCTTTTTATGATCTAAATAACCAAATAAAGCGAATAAAGCGGAAAATAGCTTTGTTAGCTCCTCAAAGGTAAGATACTCAGTCTCTCCTGCTACTGTTAGCTTAGCGGGATACTTTTCACTAGAAAGACCATCATTGGTCTCTACCTCAATTGGCATAGCGCATGGTCGTTCTATTGTGATCTTCATCCGTTCAACCAACCTTACCAATAATAGGCATAGAATCTAAAAACCTTTGGTACCTAGTTCTATCTGCTTTAGCTTTCTCTTGCCTACGTTCTTTTTGTTGCCTACGCATCACTTTAATATCATCGTTATGTTTTACCTTACCCCAAGCTCTACGACCAATCTTAAAGCCTAAATCCTCTAAGGCTCGGCTAACAGCCAATCCTTCACCAACATACGCATCCTTAGGGTCTCCATGTTGTCGTCTAGCGACACCATACCCTTCAATTATCTCTCTGTAACAGCCTTTCCGCTTAGTCTCTACATCACGGTACATAAAGGCCTTTGCATAGTGGTATCTACCACATACATCAGTCTTTAGCTCTACTCTTGGTTCTTGGCTATACATATCTTCACTCTCCTTATTTATTTCATCACCAACCCGACGAACGGGTACACCATTTATGAACTCCACACCATATTGATTAATGGTTTTACTCAATCCAGTTCTTGCACCACCATAGACTCGCTTAGCTTTATCCCAAGAAAGGGCCATAGCATCAACGGTATCGTGGTTGTAGCTTGGTAGTACTGCTTTACTAAGGGTCTTACCTCTTGCTCTAAGCTGATCTCTCACTCTATTAAAGGCTACACTATCAACCTTAAGGTCAAGATACAACTCACCGACTTTCTTAGGGTTTACACTTCTTTCCATTACACCACCTCCTCAATATGTAATAAAATGCTTTCTTCATCCTCAAAGTACTGAGTCTGCTTTTCAGTCTTTAACTCTACACTAAAAGTTCGTTTGTCGGCTGGAATAAGACGATGATGGTTGTAAAGTATCCGTATCTCGTAAACAGACTCGGAGTAAAGTATATCAAGAACTTTCCTTAATAGTATTGCTATCTCAAGAGTCACGTACCAAGCACCTCCTTGATAAGGTATAAAACCTCTTCCTCTGACTCTAAGTACCTGGTCTGTCCAGTATGCTCTAACTCTATATGATAACAATCGGTTGCAGGCCAATAGTATATACGTACATCATTTTGGAAATGATAAAGCTCATCCATGATCTTCTTCACTAACTTAGCTACCTCTAGACTCATTCCTCAACCTCCTCAATGTACTCCTCAAGACGTACTATACCCTTACCAAGCAAAGAGGGTACTTTCTCGTTCATCCAACCGATACGCTTACCGGCACAAACGATTTCACCATTTTGCAGTATCACGACTTCTAACTTAGCAATCCGTATCCTATGTTTATCTTCCACTAACATCCTCCCCATTCAAGTTAGAGGAAAAGGAGCAAAAAAGATACCTGGAGGTACTGAAAAAAGCCCCTCTTCCCCAAACCTGAAACACATGATGCTCGTACATAATAACACTCTACCGGCATACGTCAACAACTTGACAGTTGCAGTACAAACTGTCTAGCGCTAACCCGATTGAACTACATCGGGTCAAGCAGTCTAGGTAGTACTAAAGACACTAAGGTAGACAGATGTAAAGGTTTCTTCTCATGCCACATGCCCGTGTTGGTTGCTTTATAAGTAATAGATGGGTTGGGCGGCAATAAGCCGCCAAGTTGGTTTTGAACATAGGTATGGTTCATTTCATTTCTATTGTTTGAATGAAGTGCTTGCCCAGCGTTTCCCCATGAAACGCTTTTGGGCAGTGGTACCATTCGGTTTTTTATATAGTACCCTCCTAGTACCACTATCGGATTCCTAACGAAACAGGTGCTATATCCTCCGGCGTTCCTGTTAATCGCTGCCTCTTTGACCTTGAGGCTCAGGTGTTGGATACAAGTATAACACATAGAGCAAATAGCAATCAACCTCTCAATGCCCCATCCTAAATGTTCTAGCATACAATTCATCAATGGTACTCTTTAGCTCATTACCATGCCGGTCTGATATACGTGGATATGCCATACCGTCTTGAATGACAAACGATATCTGTAGCTTCTCAGCCCTCATTAACTTACCCGATATGGTTAGCGCTACCTCTCCTTCGCTATTCTCCCAGGTATATTGATCTTTGACAAAATCATATTTCCTAGTCATAGCTCAAATGTCTCTATTCCAGGGCCATACCAAGGACACTGCATACCTTCAACCACTTCCCATAGGCGCAGGTTCTCATGTATCAACTTCCAAATATGCATAAAGTCAGTTAGGCTATCGTTCCTAAGCTCGTCTATCTCTTTCTTTAATCGGTCGTTCTCTTTCTGCAATACTTTGTTTAACTGCATCAGTACCAACCTCCAAACAGCTTACGTTCCTTTTTAAGTTGTAGTTCACATAGCCCTCTGCACCAACTACCTTGCCAACCAGTATAGTGACCATATTTTCGATGTAAGTACTTCATCTGATCTAGATTGTCTGTACAGATATCATCCCATATGTCATGCCATACAGCGTTATATCTCTTCCCTTTTGGGGGCTTGAACGTAAAAGCATCAGCGCAAAGAATGGTCACTCGCTTATCATTGTAATGAGGGCCAACCAGATATATTAGGTCTCGGTCAATCTCTATTACCGTTACATCAGTAATCTCTTTCCTCAAGAGAACATTTTTGAGTACCATACCAAGCCCTAAACCATTTATCAATATGCTACCGTAAGCAGCATGAGTAACAAACGGTAAGTGATCTCTCATTTCATCAGGAGTATCGGACATAACAAGCTTTCCACCTCTTGCAAGCCGAGTATACGTACCCGGTGGTACGGTACGACTACTAAAAGGTTGAAACTCCTTACCGGTAACAGTAAAGTGGTCTATCTTCCAAGCGCCTTTACTCATATCAGGTAAATTTACTTTTTCCATTATATTTCTCCTTCCATTCACCGCACCACATAGCGCCACCTACCGATGGATGCCTATCACGGTTAAGGCCAAATACAGGAGGGTACCGACGACAATACAACCAGATGCCTTTTTTGCTAAAGAAACAGTTACTACATTCTTCTTTAATCATCCATTTCCCTCACTTCTTTTTCGGTCATATAACCATGATAGCAATCATAGCAAGATAGGCCTTGCCGTAGGTAACACTTAGCACCTAAAGAACAATGACCTTCAAGCTTACAGTAACAAACAGTTTCTAATGCAATATGGTAAGGGCAATCCTGGTGTGGCTTTCCTATGATCTCATGTTTATTCAAGGAATCCTCCTATCTTGGGCAGGTTCTCTTTCTCTTTCGCCTCTTCTAAGGCGTTCTCAACATAAGAGGGATAACGAATAAGTGCTGATCTTACCTTAGCAATAATACCTCTTACCGATTTGCAATCATCTACATCAATACAGCATGGTAGCATTGCTGTTGAGTGGCCGCGATCATCCGTAAACTCTATCCATATCTTTGGCATTGCTCATCCTCTTCTTTCTATAGGTTTCAATATTGGTATCTCTCATTTTATCTTTAGTCTCTTGTGAATGGTGCTTACCTCTATGTGCTGCCGCTAACTTATCCTTATGTTCTTGTGTTAGCTTCTTACCTTTGTTACCTTGATAGACTCCACTAGGCATGTTCTATCTCCTCACATCGTATGCAATACTCATAGCTTGGTGGCCCTCCACCCCATGATGGAGCATGTGGACAACTTAGCTTGCCAGTTGGACAACGGCACTCTAATCCACAAACAGGGCAACACGGTATCTTGAAACCGTAGCAGTTGTTATGTAGATTAGGTATCGGTTGTAATGTTGCTTTTACATTACCGTGGTCAGGACATATCATATCAAACACTTCCACCAAGGTATTCTTTGTTTGAAGTCAGGACAAGCAAGGTTCTTGTTCTTTCTAGTACAGTAGTCCTTAACACCAACTATGTCTTCTTCTTTACCCGTAATAGGGTCTATGTAATGTTTAGCATCTACAGCACAAAAACGACCGAATACACGATGATTACATTTCTTACAGAATATCATTTACCCAACGCCTTTTTGAATCTATTATACGTATAGGTGCTACGTATCAATCCCTTGTCTCTACGTTCAATAAACTCTTCCGCTATTTCTTTTAGTTCTTCATTCTCCAGTAGTGCGCTTGCTAAATCCGCTTCCAAATCGTCTAGTTCATCATCAAGGTTAGCAAAGTCTTCTCCAAGGCTTTGATAATCAAACATAATTTCGCTTGTAGTCTCTTCTAGTTGGTAAATGAAAGCAATAAGCGTTAGAGTGGTATCTTGCATCTTTCGATACCCTGTTCCTCGTTTAGACCGTCTTGCAATACCTTCAACGTCTGGTCTCTCCATTACCTTACCTCTTTCATCTTCACTACACGACAACCTTTAGGACACATACTTCGAGTAGTTACAACCCTGCTTAGAGTCTTTACTACACAACTACATCCATCGTCATTTACATACAGCTCTTTTTCGATGAGTGGTTTAATGTCAACCTGTTCTTTGAATTTAGCCTGCATTACTTCCAATCCCCTTTCCCTTTTGTCTTATTGAAGTTCCTCTTCTTTAGCTTAGGAAAGTTATCTCTCTTTTCTTCCCGTATCAAGTTACCCTTTGTATCGTATACTCTGATATTAGCGGCTAACTTCTTTTCGATATCATTCATTTGAATCTGCTTCCTCTTTTCTAAGCTCTTTCCAGCGTTGTCTTGCTTCTTTAATTACTTCCTCAACACTATGTAACTCTCCCCTAGCCGGTGTTGGGGTTAAAAGAAAATGACTAATGAACACCATGTTACCGTCCTCTTGGAGGCATTGAAGTAATGGCGAAACATCTAACCGGTGAATCATCCAAGTACCAAGCGAACAGTCTGCTATCGTGTCGGATATCTCTAATCTAATATCATACAGTTCCAACTCATACACCTCCATTCAATCAAAATCCTCTATTGGTTCATTGGCCGGGTCACATTGGTAACGGATAAAACGATCTACATCGTAAGTGTAGAAGTTTACGCCACCATCTTTGTACATACCGACCGTTTGACCATGCATCCACTTAAGAAAGGTACCCCAGTTACCTCCTGCCTGCCCTATCTTTACTTTCGCCACTAGTTCTCTCATGCAAACATCCTCCTCGATTTGTTAGCAATACTTACTAAGTGTAGCATTAAAGGTACCTCGACCAAAACGCCGACAACCGTAACCAAGGTAGCACCCGAATGTAACCCGAACAACGCTATTGCTAAGGCTACTGCCAATTCAAAGAAGTTAGATGCTCCGATGAATCCTGCCGGAGCAGCAACCTCATGCTTGAGTTTCCACAACCACGCCCATCCAAAGGTCAAGCCAAAGATAAGGTACGTTTGTATGGTTAAAGGTATGGCTATCAATAGGATATGAAACGGATTCTCAATAATGTTATGTCCCTGGAACATGAAAATGAGAACAAGCGTTGTCAAAAGGCCAACAATAGGGACGTTGCTTATCCTCTTAAGAAACGTATCCAGGTCACGTACATAGATACGAGACAACCAACCCATAACCAAGGGTACAACCACAAATAAGACTACCGAGGCAACAACAATACCGTAAGGTATAACAATGTTACTAATACCTAACAGTAGCATCACAAGAGGAGCATACAGCACCATCAAAATCAAATCGTTAATGGCTACCTGAACCAGCGTGTAAGCTGAATCACCTTTCGCAAGATAACTCCATACAAAGACCATAGCCGTACATGGTGCCGCTCCTAAAAGGATAGCACCAGCAAGGTACTCATTTGCAAGACTCGGCCCAATGAACGGACTGAACACTATCTTAAAGAAGAGGTAAGCAATCCCAAACATCGTAAAAGGCTTTATCAACCAATTTACTGTAGTTGTTATAGCTATCCCCTTAGGATTCTTTCGTATCGCAAGTATCCGGCTAAAGTCTATCTGAGCCATCATTGGATAAATCATAGCCCAAATAAGTAGCGTTACCGGTATCGAAATACCGGCAATCGCTAGTTTAGAAAGGTATGCCGGGATTCCCGGTAAAAGACTACCAAGAATGGTACCTGCAATCATGCAAGCAATTACCCAAAGAGGTAGATACCTCTCGAACCGACTCACTCAAAGCCAACTCCAATAATTATGTGCTATGTAAACGAAACCAAGCAAGGTAGCTATGTATGCTGAGCATACTGCTATGCCTATGTAGGCCTCTCGTTTAGTACACTGTACTGCTTCACCAATCTTTAATCGTTTAATCTTGGTTCCCCTCCTCATCATACGTATCAATTAGTAATCTATCTTTCTTATCCGCAATCTCATTAAGCAATTGTTCATCAATTATCCTACCTAGTGCTAAGGTGTTCTCTAATTGCTCAACCCGGTGCAAGATATTACTCTTAAGACTATCAACAATACTGTTGATATCGCTGTATTGTTGCGCTCCCTTGGCATAAGAGCAAAGAGCATTTAAGTCTTTCCTAAACTGGGCTTGTTCTTTAGTTACCATTCTCTTCCTCCTCAAGAACTAATATAGCTGTAGCAATCTTACCTTTGTCGGTTTCAAATCCTACTTGCCAAGCCATCCATACCTCTTCTGCCTCTTCCCTAGTCACGTAAACAATCTCCTCCCCCACATAAAACGTATCTTGTCTACTATCCTACCAATCATACTTTCATGGTCGGCAACATTCTTCTCTAAGCTTAGTAACCGTTTCCCGTGGTCACCAATCACCGGGGTTAAATTCTCTAATGCCTCAATCCGTTCCTCTAAGTCATTCATCTATCCACTCCTTAGCCATACCGATAGCAAGCAACATATCGTATGCTTCTATCAACTCACAAACTTCACCAACATCATGGCCGTTACAGGCCAAGATAGCAGTTTCTAAAATATCAAACAGGTGGTCGTAAAGGAACTCTTCTCTGGTCATTTTACCCGACACCTCAATATCTCCATGCTCGATACCATTATCAATAATGTCTTGGATATGCTTGTTTGGTTTTTTACCCTTTACCTTTTCCCAAGCCTCTTTTAGAACATCATCAAACGAACCATAGATTTCATCAATATCTTCATGGTCTTTATCATTTCCCATGTTCTTTCCTCTTTTTAAGTACGCTTTGTCGTTCCAAAAGGATGCTGTTTTCAACAGCAAGCAACCTTAACTCAGTCTTATCAAGCTCTTGCCCTGGTTCCACTCTTTTAGAGTGACCATAGTTACCAAACTTGGCTCGATTAATACTCCTCTTCTTCTTTCCCATCGACATAGCTTTTTCCCCCTCGTTTTTTGGTGAACGGTCTACCTCGTTTCTTAGGGGTAAGTGGATTGTACCTTCCCCAGAAACCGATTAGCGTAATAGATTCCTCATAATCAATTACTCGCTCAATACTCTCTCTTAAGCCGATATCCTTTGGAAGGAGTAGTTTAGGTTTAGAGGCTACGCTTGGTAGTGACTCATAGTGTTTCTCTTCATTGTCATTCATCGTTATCACCAAGTAATAGACTATCATAAAAAGAGAAATAATAAAAGAGAGAACCGGTTGCCATTTGGGAATTAAGAGCTGATTTAGTCAGTCAGCATATGAGGAGGTGAAATTGGCTTCCGGTTCCCCCTGGAGATACATTATAACACAAAGAAGAGCCGACCAGAATCAGGTTCCCCGATTCTAAAGAGGTTGTCATTCAACCCCAAGCCGACTCTTCTAGTCTTTAAGTAC